GGTTTCAACCTTTATTCAAGCGACTGATTTGATTGTGCCGTATGAGACGTCTAATTTAGAAACGTGTCCTATTATCACGCATCGGATTGATATGAGCGTAAACGACTTGCGTAAGCAGCAGGTTGCAGGGTTCTATCGAGATGTAGACATTGTACCAAATAGTGCTACGCCAGACGAAGTAAGAAAAGAAATGAACAAGATTGAAGGTGTCGAGCCGTCTCAAGGCAACTATGACACCACTATTCTTGAGTTTCACGTGGAACTGGACTTAGACGGCTTTGAGCATAAGGATGAAGAAGGCGAAACGACGGGGATTAAACTGCCGTATATCGTCACTATCTGCGAAGACATGAGCACTATTTTGTCTATACGTCGAAACTATTTGGAAGACTCTAAAGAGTTTTTAAAGATAGAGTATTTTATTCATTACAAGTTCTTGCCTGGATTTGGCTTTTACGGGTTAGGGCTTATTGACACTATTGGCGGATTAGCCACTACGGCAACGGCTTCGTTGAGGCAACTGATAGATGCAGGAACTTTGTCTAATCTTCCCGCAGGATTTAAGGCGCGTGGCCTAAGAGTAAGGGATGATGCGGATCCGTTGCAGCCTGGTGAGTTTAGGGATGTAGATGCTCCAGGAGGGGCCATCCGAGACAGCTTAATGCCTTTACCTTTCAAAGGCCCTGATACCGTGTTATTCCAACTGTTAGGGTTTGTGGTTGATGCCGCACAGCGGTTTGCAACGATTACAGATATGAAGGTGGGAGATGGCAATCAGAACGCAGCGGTAGGCACTACAGTTGCTATGCTTGAGCAAGGTGCTCGAGTGATGAGTGCTATTCATAAACGTTTGCATTATGCCATGCGCAAAGAGTTCAAGATCCTTGCTCGGGTGATGCATGAGTTCTTGCCGCAGGAATACCCGTATGATGTGGCTGGTGCAACACCTCAGATTATGGCGCAAGACTTTGATGATCGAATTGATGTTGTGCCGGTATCTAATCCTAATATCTTTTCGCAAGCACAGCGCATTGCTTTGGCGCAAAGTCAGCTAGAATTGGCGGCTCAAGCCCCTGATCTACATAATTTGCCAGAAGCGTATCGTCGAATGTATGAAGCATTAGGTGTAAGGGACATAGATAGCATCTTGAATGCTCCAGAACTAGACGCTCCGACGCCTAAAGACCCTGCGCAAGAGAATGTAGATGCTTTAGATGGCATTGATCTCAAAGCTTTTGAAGGGCAGAACCATGAAGCGCATATTGCGGCGCATTTAGTGTTCATGGCTTCTGGTGTGGTGCAAGCATCGCCCCCTGTAGCGGTGGCATTGCAGAAACACATTATGGAACACGTAAAATTGATGGCTCAAGAGCAAGTAATGACGCAATTTATGCAACAAAACCAAGGCCAAGAGCCTACAGAAGAGCAAGTTATAGGCATTGAAGCGCAAATATCGCAGGTTATTGCCGATAAAATTGCCGAAGTGCGTATGATGAGCCAAAATATCATGGGTCAAGGTCAAGCAGAGGGCCCTGATCCTCTTGTTGCGCTTAAAGAGCAAGAATTAGGCATAAAAGAACAGAAAACAATGGCCGATATTGCCAATGATCAAGCTAAGTTTGGATTAGAGCAACAAAAGCTTAGTGAAAGAAGCCGTCAGTTTGATGATAGGCTAGAATCGCAGGAAAATCAGACGGCAGCACGAATAAATGCGTCAAATGAGCGCGAAGACATGAGACTACGTCAAAAAGAAGGAGAAACACCATGAAGCGAACAGTACGAACGAACGGCTCTACGCCTCCAAATCCACCCAAAGCGTCAAATAAAGAAGTAATTCAAAGCCAAGGCAGCGTGCCCTTTGGTGACTACAAGGAAGTACCTACGCCAAACACGGCTAAAGGCACAGTAACCACTGGAACGTGTCGAGGCATGGGTGCAATGCTTCGTGGTGGTAAGTTTACTATCAATTAATGGCGGCTAATGACGACGAGCAAGGTCTTTTATTAGCTGACGGTCTTGATGCGGCTTTTATAGGTACGGGAGAACGTTGGGGCCAACCTAACGTTGCTGTCTACGACAAAGACAAGTGTATAAATATACTTGCAGAAGAAATGTCCTATGAAGAAGCTGTGGAGTATTTTGAGTTTAATATTGCGGGGGCTTGTGTAGGAGAACAAACCCCTATGTTTGTAGACTTAGAGGAAAAATACTTATGCCTTTAAAAAAAGGTAGTGCTAAAAAAACAGTAAGCGGTAATGTTAAAAAGCTCCGTGGTGAAGGGTATCCGCAGAAGCAAGCGGTAGCCATCGCATTAAATACTGCGGGAAAGAATAAAAAAAAGGTGCGCAAAAAAGCATAAGTATATTACTATACGCAATAATATCGGACTTATGGGGTATATTGTGGATATGGACGTAATAAGCTTGGTGCAATTTGTACAAAGTACTATAAAAGACAGACACGCGTCTGTTTTAAATCATTTAGAAGCAAGCGGCATTAGTAACATGGAGCAGTATCAACACTGCATGGGGCAATTGTCGGCATTAAGTTACATCAACCAGGAACTCTCGAACCTGCTAGAAAAACAGGAGCAATAAGTATGAAATCAACAACGGACGCTGTGCCTACAGCCGAAGAACGTGTACAAAACTCTTACGTTACACCCGAAGAGCGTGTGTTAGATCCTAGTAAGCTAGACCTCTCCGCAGTAGAACGAATGCCACAACCTGCTGGTTGGCGCATTCTGGTGCTACCTTATCGGGGTAAAGGCAAAACGGAGGGAGGCATTCTTCTCACGGATCAAACAATTTTAGAAGACCAATTACAAACTGTCGTTGGATATGTGGTTAAACAAGGGCCTTTGGCCTACGCTGATACTGAAAAGTTCCCTTCAGGTCCGTGGTGTAAAGAAAAGGATTGGGTTATTTTCCCGCGTTATGGCGGTACTCGTTTTAAGATTGAAGGTGGTGAGGTTAGGATCATCAACGATGATGAGATCATAGCCACTATCGAAAATCCTGACGATATACTAAGCCTATAGGGGACTAAAGCCATGTCGAAAAATGAGCATAAAGCAGAAGATGGAAACGTGGATCTTGATTTTGAGGGCTACGAGGAGACTGAAATAGAGCTACCGAGCAAAACGGACGAATCTGACGTTGATGTCCAAGCTGAAGTTGAAGTAGTCGAAGAAAAAGTTGAAGCAAAAAACAACGACGATGAGCACGCAGAGCACAGTGAAAGCGTAAAAAAACGCATTAGTAAACTTACTAAGAAGATGCGTGAAGCAGAGCGGCGAGAACAAGAAGCTGTAAATTATGCACAAAGTGTAAAAGCCGAAGCAGATCAGCTAAAGCAAAGGGTAAATACGCTAGATCATGGCTATTTAAACGAGCATGGCGGTCGAATAAAAGCAGAGCAAATACAAGCGCAAGAAGATTTAAAAAAGGCTATGTTGGAAAACAATCCGGATGCCTTGGTAGAAGCGCAAACCAAAATAGCCCAATTAGCTGTTTCTGCCAATGAGTATGCTAAAGCATCTCGACAGCAGGAAATGAGAACGCAACAAGCGCAAGCTCAAGCTCAACAACAGCAACAACAAGCTCCGCAACAGGCTCAAGCGGCTCCCGCAACTCCGGCTCCTGATCCAAAAGCAGAAGAGTGGGCTTCGCGTAATGATTGGTTTGGAAAAGATGAAGCCATGACTTTTGCGACATTTGGTATACATAAAAAGATGGTCGAAGAAGAAGGGTTTGACCCCAGAAGCGATGACTATTATGATGAGTTAGATCATAGGTTAAAAGAAAACTTCCCCAATAAAACAGGGGCACCAAACGGAAGCAGCAGAAGACCCGTCCAAACTGTTGCTAGTAGCTCCCGCAGTACAACACAAGGACGCAGTAAGAGCACGAAGGTTAGACTCACCTCAAGCCAAGTAGCAGTTGCTAAAAAATTGGGTGTGCCACTAGACGAATACGCGAAATACGTCAAACAATAGGAGAATAAAATGTCATCAACTAAAAAAGGTTTTGAGGGCACTAATACTCCTCGCGCAGCAAGCACTAGAGAGAAAACTTCAAAGCGAAAGCCTTGGGCCCCTTCCTCTAGTTTAGATGCACCACCTGCTGAAGACGGTTATAAGCACCGTTGGATTAGAGCGGAAGCACGAGGCTTTTCAGATACTAAAAATGTGTCTGCACGGTTGAGAGAAGGCTACGAATTAGTTCGTGCCGATCAACATCCGGACTTCGAGGCTCCCGTAATAGATTCAGGTAAGTATGAAGGTGTTATAGGGGTTGGTGGGTTATTGTTAGCAAAGATTCCGATTGAAACTGTGAAAGAACGAAATGAATACTATCAAGGCCGAGCTTCGGACTTGCAAGAAGCAGTTGATCAAGATCTTATGCGAGAAAACGCCCACAATTCAATGTCGATCACTAAACCGGATCGACAAACGCGTGTACAATTTGGTGGTCCTCGAAAAGAGTGACCTTTTAAGGAGAAGAACTAATGGCAAATCAAGAAACAGCCTATGGTCTACGTCCTATTGGTTTGGTGGGAAGCGGTGCTAACTCTACTGGTATTACTGAGTATGAAATAGCTACGAACAACACTAATGCTATTTTTAATGGTGAAATTGTTGTGCCATTAGCTACAGGATTTATAGATCAGGCAGGTGCTACTAACGGTGGCACAACTCAAGCACTAGGTGTTTTAACTGGTGTGTTATATCACGATTCGGTCCAAAAGAAGCCTGTGTGGATTAATTACTGGCCTGGATCAAACGGTGTAAGCGTAGACACAAATCACCCTGTCCGTGCTTATGTTGCAGATAACCCCAATCAGCTATTCCAAATAGCTTCCGATGCCAGCACAACAGATCGAGCAACTGCTCAAGGTCTTGTTTTTGCTAACACGGATCTAGGTACTTCTGCTCGTACAGGATCTACCGATACGGGTGCATCTAATTCACAAATGAGTGTGGCAAATGCAGCAGTGACTGCTACGCTTCCACTACGCATCGTTGGAATTGTAGATGACATTGCAAATAGCGACTACACTGTAGCGGGTATCCCGTTTATAGTGCGGTTAAATGCTCACTTTAACGCCGGTACACGTAGTTTTGATTCACAAACTACTGCCGACTCAACCGGACTTAACTAAGGAGGCCGACAATGACTATTTCTAGAGCGCAATTAGCCAAAGAACTAGAGCCTGGCCTGAATGCCTTATTTGGGTTGGAGTATGATAGGTACGAAGACGAAGCTGCGGAAATCTTTTCTGCTGAAAGTTCAGACAGAGCTTTTGAAGAGGAAGTAATGCTTTCTGGTTTCGGAACTGCACCTGTTAAGAGTGAAGGTAGTGCAATTAATTTTGATAACGCGCAAGAGACTTATACTGCTCGTTATACAATGGAAACGATTGCGCTTGCTTTCTCAATCACAGAAGAAGCTGTTGAAGACAATTTGTACGATAAGTTAGCGACTCGCTATACTCGTGCTCTTGCTCGGTCCATGGCTCAAACACGACAAATTAAAGGTGCATCCGTACTAAATAACGCATTTCTTGCTACGTCACCTATTGGTGATGGCGCAGCTTTGTGTAGTGCTGCTCACCCAAGTTTGTCGGGTAACCAAACTAACTTGTTGGCAACACCGGCTGATTTGAATGAGACTTCTTTAGAAGACATTCTGATCCAAATCGCTGGGTTTACTGACGAGAGGGGCTTAAAGATAGCCGTTCGTGGAACTAAGCTAATGATTCCTAAAGAACTTCAGTTTATTGCTGAAAGAATCATTAACTCTAACCTACGTCCAGGTACAGCCGATAACGACATCAACGCAATGAAATCAATGGGTATGCTTCCAGAAGGCGCGGCAGTAAACCATTTCTTCACGGATGCTGATGCGTATTTCGTTAAGACTGACTGCCCTAATGGTTTCAAAGTCTTCAACCGCACGCCTTTAACTACAGGCACTGAGGGAGATTTTGACACTGGTAACTTACGATTCAAGGCTCGTGAAAGATATGCATTTGGTGTATCTGATTGGCGTTGTGTCTTTGGTACTCCAGGCGCATAAGCAAGTTTCTTGCTTAAATAAAGAAGGGCGGCAATGTTGTCGCCCTTTTTTTATTGGTTTATACTGATAACGTTACCTGACTATTGCATCCCGCAATAGACATTTGCCACGACAGGAGAACACTACATGGCTACTCATTTTAAAGGCCCGATTCTTTACTCAAACGCCCGTGCGGGTCTTAGTGACCTATCCATAGGGATAAACCCTGATCAACAAGTTCTTTGGGACGACTTTAACAAAGAATTAGACACTGCTTTTACCATAGTAAAAGATGGCTCTGCTGACGTTTCTATTGGAGCAGACACTTTAAATGGTGTTTTAAACATTACATCACAGGCGACTACGGACAACAGCGGCGGATCTATACAAGCCAATGAAATCTTCCAACTTCCGGCCACGCAAGGTCAAAAAGTTTGGTTTGAAGCTCGTTATTTTGTGAACAGCACTGCTGGTAGCGGAGCGGGTCAAATGGACACGTTTGTCGGTATGACAGAAAACTTTGTCACAAATCCTGAAAACGGTTTGGATAGAGCAAATCGCATTGGTTTTCAAATGACCGATGGCGCGGCTACTTTGAAAGTAGTAAGCGGAACTACAGGTCCTCTTTTAAACGAATTTTCTTTGCCTACTAAGTACAACGTAGCAGATGGAACATATCAAACAGTCGGTTTTACTTTAACTAAAGGTAAAGCGGTTGGTGGCACTAATGTTCTTGAGTTCTTTGTAAACAGAGAATTAGTTCACACTGTAACGGACATTATAACAAGTGATCTGATTACACCTGCTGCGGTTTCCATGAGTGGCGATGCTACGGGAACAAAAAGTATGAGCATAGATTACATACTTGCCGCGCAAGATCGTGTGACATACTAAGTATGGCTACGGTTAAGCGCAAACGAGCGCGGACAGAAGATGGGGCGTTTAGGGGCGATGACCCCTCTACGCCTGACATTAATGAAGCTTGGGAGGAAGAAACCGTGGCAACAACTAAAGCTCCGGCAAAAAAGACAGCCCCTAAAAAAGCCCCTGCTAAGACAGCAAAAGCAGGATTACCTCATCCTCAAAGTGCCGCTTACAAAGCTATGGTTATACGTGGCGAAATCAAGGAGTAGCACATGGCAGGTTCAGATACTTTTTCGACCTTTATAGATCCTTCTACGGTTGCAGCGGCGGTAGCTACAGGGATATGTACGGCTCAAACAACCGGTGGCGCGGCAAATTTAACTCTTAACGGTAGTCTGGTATCAACCGGAGTAGCAACGTTGACACCCGCTAGAAACGTAGTAATAAGTACGGTTTCTGCTAACAGTGGCGTTAACTTTGCCGTTACAGGGACTTTGGCAGACGGAACTACTGTCTTTACAGAAACCATAGCCGGTCCTGATTCAGGAGGAGGCATTGTTTCAACTACGTCTTTGTTTGCTACCGTTACACAAGTTGCAGTTGATGGGGCAATTACGGGTAATGCTACGGTAGGCTCTGGAACAACGGTTATAGCTCCTGTTTTTGCAGGTCGTACCCGCATTCGGGGTATTTACTTTGTTAACACAAGCACTGCGGGGATTTTAAACTTTACCAATGGGTCAACAGGTTCTGGAGCCTCTATCTTAAAGTTTATTACTTCTGGTGGCGCAACATCGGCAGACTATCCCGATATACCCGATGAAGGGCTTTTGTTTACAGATGGCGCGTATTTAGTTTATCCAACCACCATTACCACGGGTGTTACGGTGTTTTTTAACTAATGGCTACAACTAAGAATGTGACCAGATTGCCTAGTGGCCGCATAAAATATAGGGATGAAACTTTTGCGGGATATAATAAACCTAAAAGAAGTAAAAAAGGTGCTAAAAAAAGTGTGGTCTTGGCTAAAAAAGGCACGGAAATAAAGATGGTTCGATTTGGTGACGCCAATATGACTATAAAAAAAGATCAACCAGGACGTCGCAAAAACTTTAGAGCTAGGCATAGTTGCGACACTGCAAAAGATAAGTTTACGGCAAGATACTGGTCGTGTAAGGCATGGTAGTTGAGGATCAAATTACGGAAGAAATCCGTTCTTGGTCACGAGAAGCTTTGGAAAAAATTAACCCTAGCTTTGATAATATGCCGCCATGCCCCTATGCCGAAAAAGCATGGGCTAGTGAAAGAGTAGGAATATCATTTAAACGGTGTCCTGCTTTTCAAGATCTCACTACTATAGTTTCTACGTGGGATGATAGATACGATGTCGTGGTTTTAGTAGACCTAGATTACATCAAAGATGAAACTTTGTTTTATCAGCATATCGACGGGATGAACGGAGCAATAGCTGAAGGTATTTTTATAGAAAAAGACATATGGCTAATGGCTTATCATCCCGAAGAAGAACCAAATGAGCTTTTTTACAGCAAAGAAGCTATAGAAGTGGAAGA